TCAGCAGCATCAACAGCGCCATCGGCAGCATCTGCTGCTCCCAATGCACCAAAGACAGCAGCACCGTCAGCAGCATCAACAGCGCCAGCAGCAGCTCCGGCAGCAGCTCCGGCAGCAGCTCCGGCAGAAACTGATGACTTTCTAGATGCACCAGTTGCTTCATCCGCACTAACTCCACAACAAAGAGCATTGGCTCAAAGTGCAGGATTTGCAACTAACAGAGCTGACGCAACTGCTTTGGCGCAACAAAATTTGGCTGCTGCACAATCTGGTGATACTGCTGGCGGCGCATCATTAGCAAGACCTGTAAGGCCAGCAACTGGTGCTAGAGCGCAAATGTTACAACGTCAACAAACACAAGAGAGTAGAGATACTCAATACCAAAAAGAACTCAACGCTATGTTGCGTATTGCAAACTTACCAGACAAGGGTTTGTAAACGGTAAAAAAATACCAGTTTTAAGCAAGAAAAGTCTTGCTCTGATAAATAAAAGTGCGTACAATAACATGTATGCACTTTTTTGTTTGTGTAGTGGCATAAACAAAATATAGGCAAACAAAGGCATATTACAGGAGAAAAATTATGGCTTCATTAGCAGAAATCCGAGCAAAGCTCAAAGAACAGGAATCACGTGGTTCCGACAACAGTCAGCGTTCAGGCGGTGACAATTCAATATATCCTTTCTGGAACTTAAAAGAAGGTAGCGAATCAGCAGTACGCTTTCTTCCAGATGGCGATTCAAACAACACTTTTTTCTGGGTTGAACGAGCAATGATTAAGCTCGAGTTCGCAGGCATTAAAGGTGAATCCGAAAGTAAGAAAGTAATGGTACAAGTACCCTGCATGGAAATGTATGGTGAGACATGTCCAGTTCTATCCGAAGTGCGTGGTTGGTTTAAAGACCCAGCACTAGAAGATATGGGCCGTAAGTATTGGAAAAAGCGTAGTTATGTTTTCCAAGGCTTTGTTACTGAAGATGGTTTGAAAGAAGACCAACATCCAGAAAATCCAATTCGTCGATTCATTATTGGCCCACAAATCTTCCAATTGATCCGTGGCGCATTGTTGGATCCAGAAATGGAAGACTTGCCAACTGATTTGGTACACGGTGTAGACTTCCGTCTTATCAAGACCAGCAAAGGCGGCTACGCAGACTATAGCACAAGCAAGTGGTCACGTCGTGAGCGTCCTCTGTCAGATACAGAACTTGATGCAGTTAAAGCACATGGTTTGTTCAATCTAAAAGACTTCCTTCCTAAGAAGCCAACTGATGCAGAAGTTAAGATCATCAAAGAAATGTTTGAAGCTTCAGTAGATGGTGAAGCATATGACATGGAACGTTGGGGTCAATACTTTAAGCCAAGCGGTGTTAGCCAAAATACTGGTGATCCAGTAGCACAGGCAGCATCACGTGCGGCAGCTCCAGCGGCTCGTCCAGCGGCTCCAGTAGCACAGGCAAGCGACGATACAGATCCACCATTTGATGTAGATCCTCCAAAGGCATCAGCACCAGCGGCTGAACCTGTAGCAGGCGGTGATAGTCGTGCCCAAGACATCTTGGCCATGATTCGCAATCGTCAGAAATAATTTAAGGGGGCTTGTCCCCCTTAATAACTAAAGCTACAGTATAAGGAGAATATAGCTATGGCTACAAAAGCCTTCGATTTATCGAAATTTAGAAAAACATTAACCAAGTCTATTGACGGACTCGGAGTTGGATTTAACGATCCAACAGATTGGGTTAGCACAGGTAACTTTGCGCTAAACTACCTAATCAGCGGTGACTGGAACAAAGGTATTCCTTTGGGTAAGGTTACTGTATTTGCCGGCGAATCAGGTGCTGGTAAATCATATATTTGTTCAGGCAACATTGTCAAACACGCACAAGCACAAGGCATTTATGTTATCTTAATTGATAGCGAAAATGCACTTGACGAACAATGGTTGAAAGACCTTGGTGTTGATACTAGTGAAGACAAGTTGTTGAAACTCAACATGGCCATGATTGATGATGTGGCTAAAACTATCCATGAATTCATGGACGAATACAAGGCAATGACAGAACGTCCAAAGGTCATGTTTGTTATTGATTCATTGGGCATGTTGTTGACTCCGACTGATATTAATCAGTTCCAAGCAGGTGATTTGAAAGGTGACATGGGCCGTAAGCCCAAGGCATTGACAGCACTTGTACGTAATTGTGTTAACATGTTTGGTAACTATAATGTTGGTATGGTATGTACTAATCACACATACGCAAGTCAAGACATGTTTGATCCAGATGACAAGATCAGTGGTGGACAAGGATTCGTTTACGCAAGTTCTATCGTAGTTGCTATGAAGAAACTCAAGCTGAAAGAAGACGAAGACGGCAACAAGGTTGCAGAAGTAAATGGTATTCGTGCGTCATGTAAAATTATGAAGACACGTTACAGTAAACCTTTTGAAACACTTCAGATTAAGATTCCATATACTACAGGTATGAATCCTTACAGTGGTTTAGTTGACATGTTTGAAAAACAAGGACTACTAAAACAAGAAGGCAATAGACTCAAGTGGGTTGATCCAGAGACCGGCGAAGAGTTCAAATTCTACCGAAAAGAATGGAAAGATGATAAATTAGATATGATAATGGCCAAGTTCCATATCAAATCTAAAACAGAAACTATCATTCCTGAGGAGACAGAAGTAAATGAATGACAATCAAATTGCAGACGTTTGGTTATTGTTTAAAGAGTATATCGACAAAAAAGAAGTAGCCGCTATTGCGGAAAAGTATGTTGATCTACTTGCAGACTATGGTGTCAAAGACAAAGTATTAGAAGGTGCTCGCGGCGCTGATGCAGATTTGGATCACGCTATTGAGTATTACTTAGAAGAAGACACTGAAGACTTAGACGGTTACGATGACGAAGAAGAAGATTATTAATGTGGTATAACAAGATTAGTAAGGATATCTCTTACATTCCCGATGCTGTGCTTTATTATGAAGCTGAATTACAAGTAGCAAAAGCCGACGCCCGCATAGCAGGAAACATAGAAAAGGCTGCTGCCAGTATGCCCGGCATTGTGGAACAAAGATTTGGTCAACTTCAAGAAATTGAAGCTATTCTTGAATACCTTAATATTGAACTTCGTAGACTTCGTAGCCAACATTTTCGCAAATATTTAGAAAACTACCAACGAGCTCTCACCAGCCGCGACTGTGAAAAGTATGTGGATGGTGAGAGTGACGTAGTAGACTTTGAGAAGATTATTAACGAGTTTGCCCTATTAAGAAACAAGTGGTTGGGTATTACCAAAGCACTTGATATTAAACAATGGCAAATGAGTAACATTATCAAGCTGAGAGTTGCGGGAATGGAGGATGCCAGTCTTTAACCCCCTATAGTTTGCATCTTATTAAATATAGGATGCAAACTATCCCTATTTTTATCGGTTACGATCCACGTGAAGCAATTGCATTTCATGTGTGTGCTAACAGCATTATTAGACATGCCAGTCAGCCCGTATCCATTATCCCACTAGCACTTAACCTAGTTAAAGAATATACCGAAACACACACTGACGGTAGTAATCAATTCATCTACAGCCGATTCTTAGTACCCCACTTAATGGGTTACAAAGGGTGGGCTATTTTTATGGATGGTGATATGATTGTGCGTGATGATATTGCTAAACTTTGGGAACTACAAGACCATAGCAAAGATGTAATGGTGGTCAAGCACAAGTACCAAACTAAGATGGCTGAGAAATATCTAGGTGCTAAGAATGAAAACTATCCACGCAAAAACTGGAGTAGTGTTATACTTTGGAACTGTGGCAATCACCCAAATAGAAAACTAACACCAGAGTTTGTGCAAAATGCAACTGGTGCTGAGTTACATAGATTTACATGGTTAAATGACACACGCATAGGCGAATTGCCTATAGAATGGAATTGGTTACCAGACGAGTTTGGTCTAAATGAAGAAGCTAAACTGTTACACTATACATTGGGTACTCCCAGCTTTCATGAGTTTGCCAACACACCACAAGGTGGTGAATGGCATAGAGAAAGAATACTAACAGAGTATTGTCAACAAAGAGATATTGAATGACAGTTGATTTAAATTTAGAATATAGAGAAAGCCGTCGACACTTGGGGAAATGGCTTTGGCCCGTAGAGGATATATGGGCATGGAAATGGCTTAATAAAATTGGTCATTTCGATCTACCAATTCAAATTAGTAAACTAGTCTCGTCAAAAGATTTAGTGATACAAGCCGGAGGAAACTGCGGACTATATCCAAAACAATACAGTAAAATTTTTAACAATGTTGTAACGATAGAACCTGATAGTCGGAATTTTTTTTGTCTGTGTGAAAATGTTAAAGAAAATAATGTAGTAAAATATCAAAAGGCATTGGGTGATAAACATGGTTACATAAAACTCAACACCAATCCCCGCTGGAACGAAACTAACACCGGAGCATTAAAGATTGCTGGTGGTGGAGAGATTGAACAAATAACTATAGATTCGTTAAATTTAGCACCTTCATTAATTCATTTAGACATCGAAGGATTTGAAGGGTTTGCATTATTGGGTGCAAAGGACACAATAACTAAACACAGGCCATTAATAGTCTTAGAAACAAACGGCAGCGGTGACGAATATGGCTGGCCGCAAGAAAAAATTGACGAGCTATTATATGCTTGGGGATATAAAATTATTCAAAAATGGGATCACGATACAGTTTATGAGAACAATTAAACAGTTAGAAGAAGACTTCTTAAATTTAAAAATACATCCAACGGCATGGCTGGGGGATAGTCCATCTAGATTTGGTACATATAAAAAATATGCCTCGATGGTAGATACCGTTGTTGAATTTGGTGTATACACTGGATTAAGTACTACTGCCTTTTTAGCTGCTAATCCAAAAAAATTAAGAAGTTATGATATAACAGATGTTAATTTATCGATATTATCAGAATTAGTTAGTTATGCAGAAAGCAATAACATTGACTTCCAATTTATAATAGGAAACAGTTTAGAAATTGAAATAGATAATACTGACTTATTGTTTATAGATACAGTTCATAAAAGAAAACATACAGAAGCAGAATTACAACGCCACTCTAAAAATGTAAACAAATATATTATTTTGCATGACACAACTGCCTGGCCTGGTGTGTTTGAAGCTGTTGTTGATTTTTTAATTAAAAATAACGAGTGGTTTATTGTAGAACACTGTAATAAAGACTCTGGAATGATAGTTTTAAAAAGATATGATTAATATTGTTTGTGTATTACGATTCGGCGGCAAAGTTGGCTACGATGCATCGTGGGTAGAAAAATTAAAAAATTCTGTTGCTAGAAATTTAACATTGGAACACAAATTTATTTGCCTAAGTGATTGTGATGTACCATGCGAGCGTATTGAGTTAGATATGATCGATAATGGTTTTTGGTCAAAAATGCAATTGTTTAAACCTGGTCAGTTTTCAGGCCCCGTTCTATATATTGATCTTGATACTGTTATTTGTAAAAGCATTGATGAAATTATTAATCTCTGTAAAGATGAAAAGTTTGTAATGTGGATTGAAAAAGATAAAAACATCCATTCAAGTGCATTGATGTATTGGAATGGCGATTATAGTAACTTGTGGAACTTGTATAAAAGTAAATCATTAGATTATTGGAAGTCATTGTATAGTACCCCGCCACTTTACGGCGATCAAGCAATAGTTAGTGAACATATTGCTCATAAAACTTTTTTAGATATTTGCCCGCCAGAATGGTTTCATATTGTTTCTAAACACGACAAATTACTTAATTTAACAAATGTTAAAATGTTAATGTTTAGAAAAGTAAAACAAAAACCATCGACTATGATGGATCATGAATTAGTTAAGGAACACTGGAAATGAAAGCATTTGTAATTTACCTCCCTGAACGAGAACACAGTGTAGTACATGCAAATTATATGTTGCATACTCTAACTACCTACGGCATTAATACTTGTCTTTTTGAAGGTACTAACGGCAATGATGCTGTTAACATGGCTAAAAAGGCTAATAAAACATTATATCCTTATAGTATTAAAAATAAAGATTTAAATGATCACGATCTTCTCAAATATTTTAAACCTGAGTTGTTTAACGAATTTAGAAAATCACATTTTTATCAAATATCAGAAAGACAAAAAATTGGTGAGGAAGATATTGGAAAATTGTCAAGGCCTGGAGTAATTGGGTGCTTTTATAGTCATTATCAATTATGGGAGAAGTGCATAGAATTAGATGAGCCTATAATGATCTTTGAAGATGATGTAAAATTTTTTAGAAAATATGAACCTGTTGAGTTTGATGATGTACTAATTTTATCATTAGGTAAGAGTTCTTTTTTAAAAGAACCATGGAGTGATTATTTAAAAAATCCAACCTTATCTCCCGCAGCAGTTACATGGAGAAATTTTTCTATGCCAGGAGCGAGTGGGTATGCCATCAAGCCAAGAGCAGCCCGTGGGCTGGTTAAGTTTTATAGACCTTATTGGTACCCGGCAGACAATGCCATAAATCAATATATTTGTAAGTTACAAATCCATACGCATATTATGGGACGTAATACATTGCCAGAAGAGGGGAATATTTCAATGACAAAGTCTAAGGATTGGTCACAATGAAAGTAGGCATATTTTACAATTCTATAAGTAATCCAGCAAAGTTTAGCAACAAGGTTATGCTTATGGATAACTTTGCTACAGGAGTCAGAGCAAACGGCGATGAAGTAATTGAATTTCGAGATAATAAATTACCCGATCAAAAACTTGATGCTGGGTTTGTATTAGGTTATACAGTGGAGGATAATTTTAGAAAAAAGATCATTGACATTCTTAAATTACAAAATACTCCATCAATTTTTGTAGACAGTAATATACTGCACTACTCACGCAAAGAACACGAGTGGCATCGATATAGTCTTAACACTGTTTATCCAGATACTGGTACATATTTTTTTAATAACTTTGAGTTAGATAAATGGAATACATTTAGCAACTGGCACGGTGTTACCCTTAAACCATGGCGGACTATTGGTAATCATATTTTAGTATTAGCACAGAGACCAAAAGGTTTTAATATGTTTACAGATCAAGATGATTGGTTGGCCAACACTATTGCTACGATTAGGAAATACAGTCAACGTCCCATTATGATTCGTATGCATCCAGGCGATGGCACACGTTTTAAACAAATTGAAAAATTACAAAAGCGTTATCCTAAGGATTTTAAGTATGGACTAATGTCTATATCGGAACACGAAGGAATTAGAGAAGCATTGCAAGATTGTTGGTGTAGTGTAGGCTATGCATCAACACCGAATGTAGTTAGTGCTATTGAAGGCATTCCAGTATATGTTGAAGAACCTACTAAGAGTTGGGCAAAGGATATATGTTTTAATGATTTGTCACAAATAGAAACCCCGCCGTTGCCCAACCGTGATAATTGGATTCATAAAATAGCCGCAATACATTGGTCCAACACAGAAGTTAAAACTGGAAAATTATGGGCAATTATTAAAAACTATATTTCTTCTTCTCATTTATAAACACTTCCAAGTTCTTCCGAGTTCCCTTTGCAGTCCATATGTGACTGTCCAATCCCATTTCCCAATCAATAAAACTAAAAGGGAGATTATTAAATTTGTACTCAGGGACAATTATATCTAACACGTCTTGATCAAGCCCCCAATAAATGTAATCTTTTGTGATACTATCAGTTAATATTTTGGCATAATCAGTTATGAAATTATAACTTTGTTCATTACCAGTTAAGTAAACGCCACCTGCTAAAAACCTAGCTTTCTTTCCAGTTATATGATGTAGGTAAACATCGCAATTATTTTCTAAAGGAAGTATGGATTTTCTAACAATGGCATCAACATCGATTGAAAACACGCTGTTAGTTTTTTGAATAATTTCAGCTAATCTAATAAACCTAGCGCAGGCAAAATAAGTTCGCTGCATTCTATCTAAAATGGTTGCATCATCACTCTTACTCATTGCATTAAGTATACGATCATACTTTAATTTTTCTAGAGGATCAGTTGGTTGGGTACTCCATCTTTTAGCGGAATTTACAAATAAACTGCTACCAACATACTCGTAAGTTACGGACACATCTTTAGAATAACAAAATTCAAGTTGGTCATCGCGGGGATTGAACAAGTGAAGATGTATTGCATTATTAGAGTTTTTTCTAATGCTGTTAACTAATACTTTTCCAAACTCGTCAAAATATGCAGCATCACATGCACCGTAAATGAAAAAATCGTTATGATTAAGTTTGCCGTTTATTTGTGGTAGTTGCATTGGTAGACATTAAATATATCTTTTACTTATCGCACTATTATGAAGCTATCACTATTTACAGACTACGGGGCAACTAACTCAACGACAGTTTTTGACGCTTTTTCTGAGGCTGCAAAAAACATGGGCTTCTCAGTGGTTTTTAACACGTTTGATGCCGATGTATATGTGATTTGGAGCGTTTTATGGCACGGCCGCATGGCAGAAAATAAAACCGTCTGGAAATATGCCAAAGAACACCACAAACACGTAATAGTACTTGAAGTAGGTGGATTGATACGTAATAAGACATTTAAAGTCGGTTTAGGCGGAATAAACAACTTGGCAGAGTTTGCTAACAAAGAAAACTTAATTGCTGATCGTTCTCAACAGTTGGGACTACAACTCAAACCGTGGACTAAAACTGGAGAGCATATACTAATATGCGGACAGCACACCAAAAGCGAGCAGTGGATGCATCGTGGAGACCCAGTTGATTGGTTGCAATCGTTAGTTAAACAGATACGGTCGTTATCTAAACGTCCCGTTATATTTAGACCCCACCCAAGGGATAGAGCGTGGAGTATTGGTTTACATCTGCATCATACGCAGATACATGTGCCAAGTAAATTGCCAAATACATATGATGACTATGATTTTGATAATGATTTAAATATGGCTTGGGCGGTTGTAAGTCCCAGTTCAAATCCAGGGTTGCAATCAATCATAAACGGTGTGCCAGCATTTGTAGATGTTGATAGTTTAGCATGGCCAGTGGGTAATCAATCAATACTAGAAATAGAAACGCCCAACAGACCTAGTAGAGATCTATGGTTTGAACAACTGTGCCATACTGAATGGACTGTAGAAGAAATAGCAGCCGGCATCCCACTGAATCGATTAATTAATAAAATAAACACTTGACATTGTAATCCTAGTAGTATATAATACTAGTATGCTTACCATTGACGACTTATTAAACAGAATTGAATTACACGACATCGATCAACTAAGTTCATCTATTCCAAATAAAGATAGACGAATCTTAAAGAACTTGGCAAAGATGATTAAGATGCCTGCGTTTATTACTGAATCACAAGGCCGCTTGTTGATTAAAATTTTACAAGAAAATTTAGAATCTTTACATTTTATAGGTTCTGAAATAATTCCAAGTCTGCGTACACCTACTTGGACTAAGCCCTTCAGATCTGTTGATTCGTCTAGAAAGATATCTATTGTAAAAGATAACGAAGGAAATTCTTTTATTAATATAGAATGTTCTTTCAACAAAGATATCAAACGTGCATTACAATCAGTAAACAAATCTATAGACGGATTCCCGTTTAAAACACAAGGCAGACATTGTCAGTTATTATTAACTGAAAAGAATTTAATTAACACTATTAATGAATTAAAAAAGTTTAATTTTGAATATTCAACGCAAGTTGAATCCTTGTATAAGGATATACTTGCAATTGACAAAACCTCTGTAATTAATTCATTTAACATTGAATATACTACAAACAAAAATATACAAACACTTTTAGATTTAGATATTGGAAAACGTTCTGAACTATTGGTCACTGATCGCCGTATTAAATATCAGTTCAAGACTAACTATAAACTGGGCACTGATAATTTGACCTTGAAGGAACAGTTAGCACTTCGTTCACATCCTAAAGTTTTTGTTAATACAAATAATTATTCATTAACGGATTTAACAATAGCATTGAAAAGTCTTAAGCGAAACGTTATATTAGGTATTTTTGACGAATATGATGTCAAGTCATGTATTCAAAATTTAGAACTTCTACACACTACGCTTACTGAACTAAACATGAAGCCAAACATTGGTGTATATTTTAGATTCCCCAATGACGGCGATGGTAAGAAATTCAATGAACTTGTTTCAGAATATGGGTACAATAAACAATTGGATGAAAATTGTCGAATTGCAATAATTGCAAATGGAAAACTGCCCAAGTTCTTTTTAAAAACAAATTGGTATCCTGATGCCACTGTTAGCTTTAGTAACCAGTTTAGAAATAATAAAACCAGTATCTATTGCAATAATTGTGATATGATAGTATACTACAACACCCTAGCGCCGTTAACAGGAGTAGTAGATGCGATCATGTAAGTTAATTATTAAAGATGAAGTCAATATCAAACTGGAAGGTTTAGAGTTAGAAGCACGGCGCAAATTAGCAAACGCATTCAAATACGAGTTGCCATATGCTAGGCATCATCCAGCATTCAAGCTAGGTCGATGGGACGGTACTGTTAGTTTATTTGGTATTGGCGGGAATGGATATCTTAGTCAGTTGGAACAGATCATGTCAATACTCAGTGATATGAAAATTGAGATTGGTGATATTGAAGATCTTAGAAAATCAGTCAAGCTGAAATTTGATGCAGTGACTGAAACTTATTGGGCTGATCAAGGTAAGGTATGGCCCAAAGGTCATATTGCTGAAGGTCAACCAATCATGTTGCGTGACTATCAAGTTGATGCTGTCAATACATTTTTAGAGAATCCACAAAGTTTGCAAGAGATTGCAACAGGCGCTGGCAAAACAATTACAACTGCCACATTAAGTCAGTTGTGCGAACCGTATGGAAGAACAATTACCATTGTACCTAACAAGTCACTTGTTGAACAGACCGAAGAAGATTTTGTTAACGTTGGATTAGATGTGGGCGTATACTACGGTGATCGTAAAGACTTGTACAAAACACATACTATATGCACATGGCAGTCATTGAATATTTTAGGCAAGAAGAGTAAGAATCAAGAGCACGACATTTTAACACTTGCTGAATTTCTAGACGGTGTGGCTGCTGTGATTGTTGATGAGGTACACATGGCCAAAGCTGATGTGTTGAAGGCTTTGCTTACACAGAACTTATCTAATGCTCCAATACGTTGGGGGCTAACAGGCACAGTGCCAAAAGAAAAGTTTGAATATGAACAAATTTTTGCCAGCATTGGTCCAGTAGTCGGCGGTATTGCCGCACATGAATTACAAGACAGGGGAGTTTTATCACAATGTCACGTAAACATTGTACAAATGATTGACATTCCAGAATTTAAAATGTATCAAGAAGAATTAAAATATCTTGTTACAGATGAAGATCGTATGCGTTATATTGGCGCATTAGTAAAACAAATTTCCCAGACTGGTAATACACTAGTCCTAGTTAATAGAATTGACTCAGGGAAGTTTTTAATTAATGAAATTGAGGACAGCGTGTTTATTTCGGGTGAAGTAAAAACGACTACCCGGAAAGAAGAATATGATGAAGTTAAGACAAGTACTAACAAGGTTATTGTGGCGACTTATGGTGTGGCCGCTGTTGGTATTAATATTCCTAGGATTTTTAATCTGGTTCTTTTGGAATCCGGAAAGAGCTTTACAAGGGTTATACAATCAATTGGGCGAGGCATTAGAAAAGCAGAAGACAAAGACTTCGTCCAGATATGGGACATAACCAGTACATGCAAGTTCGCCAAACGTCACCTTACGCAAAGGAAAAAATTTTACAAGGATGCCAAATACCCATTTACACTAGACAAAGTGGATTGGTCAAAATAATAATATGCAAATTTTAACATTAGAAAACAAATTGTTCTCACTGAACAATTTACCAGACGAGGTAGACGAAAACACTAGATTCGCTGTATTAGATAATAGTGATCCAAAAGATCCAGATTTCTTTTTTATGCCCTTAATCTTTTTAGAATCATTTAATAGTCCAGCAATGGTTCTTAAAATTGGCAATCAAGAAATTGCTATGCCGATTGATTGGAGCATTGCAGTTGGAGATCCGTCAAGCGGATGCGATGTAGAAATACTCCCATTGACCAGTTTGAATGATAGAGGGTTTGAAGCATTGATCTTTAATCCGTTAAGTAGTTTTAGAGTTGAGTTTAGGAAAATTGAGATTGTGAATTTTTACAATGATGTCAAATGGTACTTCCCTAAGATGAAAAACAATCAACTACTTGCAACTCCTTTATCACATGAACTAAAGCCAGAATGTGCATATTTTGTTAAAGAGATAAGTAGACAAAGCGAATTAATCGACGTAAGTAAAATTTTATAATGTAGAGAGGTAGAGATGGCAGATATTATTGATGACTCACAAGAATTGCAAGAGGCACAAATTGCGGCAGCATTGGCTAAAAGAATGAAGGTTCCAGAAAAAACGGGACTATGTCTAGCTTGCGATGAACCAGTAGCTGAAGGTGTATTCTGTGATGCAGATTGCAGAGAGTTCTATGAACGTGCTGAGCGCATTAGAGCAATCAAAGGTAAATCAAACTAAAGAAAAATAATGGGAACACTTAAACCAGGAGCAACTTACATATATGAGCGTGACGGCGATGAAATTTATGCTAAAGAGTTTGGTGCTGAGCCAAGTACACGCCAAATAATTGGTTATGATTATAAACCAGATCCTCGCACCAATGACAGCAGACCATTACACGAACACATAAAAGAAAACAAAATGTGGGGCGAGATTCACCGTGAGGCGAAAACCAATCCCACTTTACAAAAGGCCCTGGATCGTGCTATAATGATATACAAGCTGAGTAAGGACAAACCACTATGAGTAAGTTGGCACTAAAAGATATATTGGAAGCAGTAGATCAAGGTGGTAGAGATCTTTGGGATTTGTTTGATGACGAACAAAGGAAGGATGTAAAATTCTTTTTAATGAATCGTTATGTGAGTGCAGTGCGTACATCCAATCGTGAAGTACAAGAACACTTTGTACTTGCAACAAACGAATACTTTAACAAACACTTTTTTGCATTGACTAAACATCCTAAACTGTTATGGCAATTACTTTGTGCTTGTGGTTATGAAAATCGCCAAGTCTACAATCACGAGTGGATTGGAAATAAAAAGAAAGAAGGCGAAGGCAAAAAATTAAAATTTTTAATGAAACTTCACCCCAGCATGAAAATTGACGAGCTTGAGTTAATGGCAGAACTGTATACTCCAAAAGAACTCAAAGCACTTGCTCGTGAACAATGCTGGGATGAAAAAGAGATTGCAAAATACTTTTAATGTTAGAATTGAAACCCGTAACTCAATCATTTAGCTGCCCTCATTGTAACGGTAAGTTCATGAAGGAAAAAACATTGTTTGTTCATATGTGTGAACAAAAGCGTAGATTTTTGGCTAAAAATGAAAAGCATGTTCAAATGGGCTATCAAGCATTTGTTCGTTTTTATCAAATTACACAACGTCAGGATAAGATTAAAACTTATGATGAATTTGCAAAAAGTCCTTACTACAATGCATTTGTAAAGTTTGGATCATTTATTAGTAATGTTAATCCATTATATCCAGACAAATACATTGACTATGTTGTTACTAGTGGAGTTAGGCTTGATCACTGGTGTAGAGATGGTTTATATGAACAATACGTATTGCATCTAATTAAAACAGAAAATGTTGAAACTGCGTTGGATCGAAGCGTCAAACACATGATTGCTTGGGGGGAACAACACAAGCAAAAGTGGAATGAGTATTTCAATCATGTAAGTACTGGCAGAGCAATGTATGATATCAAGGATGGCAAGATAAGTCCTTGGCTGTTATTAAATTCAGTAAGCGGGAAGAAACTACTGGCTAGTTTTGATGATGTACAATTAATGGCAATCGGTACAACTATTGATCCACAATTTTGGATGCAACGATTTAAAAAGTTAACAGCGGACGTAGCACTTGCAAAGCAAGTGGCAAAGGAATCAAACTTATGACAGCAACAGCACAACCAGTTCCATTAGAGATGGAAGTTATTATGGCAGAGGAAGAGCTTGCTGTATACGTTAAATTTACTGGCTTTGATACACACGAGTTTGCAGAAGAGTATGCCATTAAACTTATGGAAGACCTTCCACTATTGTTATTTGAATCAGAGGTTAAACACTAATGCCAGATATTGATATCGACTTTGCAAATCGAGATAATATTTTATCTCGTATTGAACACGTTAGGGCTAGAGGTAGAAAAGAATCCACTGAAGGTCCAGTAGCTCATACAACTGGAATTTATGTGCATAGGATCCCGCATGACCCAGTGACAAACATTGCAGGGATTGATTACAAGACAGC